CACGGACGACAACGCTTCGCACATCATGGCGAGCGAGTCAATGGCACCGTCTTCGCCAAGGCAGTTGCGGTCGCGGGTGAGGTTGACAATCTGGAACTGGATGTTGTTGTGCGGGTCGTCAAGGTCAGTCACCTTGATAGCCTCGCGGTCAAACACCACGCGGTGCGCGCCAAACAGCGGCTCAAGCACGCTCAGGATGCGTTCTTCCTTGCGTGTGACGTTGCGGACGGGCGTGACCGTGCAGGACCAGCCATCGGGGTAATCAGCGTGCTGGCCGGGTTCCAGACGCAAGCGACGCATGATGCGTTCGAGCGTCTGTTGGCAGGTGCCTGCAATGTCGATGTTCGTCTCAAACACCAACTCGCGGACGTGGTATTCACGGCACGCAAGCACGACAGGTTCGAGTGCAGCCTCGTCAAACCCACCCGGAAGGCCCGTGCATTTCTGGACGAAGATCATGCCGCCAGCCGAGCAGCCGATGGAGAAACCCGACTTGTCCGTACCACGGCCTGCGGGGTCAAGGGCAGCCACGCGGCGCGTCGCAGGCCCCCATTGCGTGTCGATGTAGACTGGCCCGTACAGCCCGTCACCTTCAAAGCCCATGCACTCGATGTCGAGCTTGGTGCTTCCGTTGTGGTTGTTCTTGCCGTAGGACAGGGTGAGAGGCAGCAACTTCCCAGCAGGCGGGCGGGGCACGTCGTAGATAATGAGGTCTTCAAGGCGAAGCGGGTACTTCACCATGTCCTGAATCTGGACGGCCATCATCATTTCGAGCAGCCAGTTACGCCGACCGGCTGCACGCTTTACGGCGATCTGCTGCGGGCCGAATCGCTCAGGGCACACGGGTTCGCCAGGCTTGGCTTCGCCACGGTCCACCTTGTCACGCAGGAACGGGGCGAGGTTGAGCGTTGGCTCATCGTCGTTGGGGTAGGCGATGGGCACGCCGATGATTTGAAACCCACGCTTGCGGTACTCAAGCACAAGAGATTGCTCGTGCTTTGGGGTCTGACTCGCCAGAATCTTGAGCGGGTCCACGCGCGGGCGCGCTTTGTTTTCATCCTCGTTGCCGTACAGGATGTTGGTGAACTCGGTCGTCAGGTTGCGCAGACGCTCACGCGCTTCGATAGTCTCGCACGTCCCCTTGGTTTCAATGTCGTCGGGGTAGATGGTGTGGGCGCGGTTACCTTCAAGCTGACCACCGATGCCCAGAATGACGAACGACGGCTGGCGGTTGATGTCGCAGCCATGCACGTCAAACGAAAGCATGTTGTCACGCTGGCCCTTGCGCGGGCGCAGGTGACGAAGGAACGAGCAGCGGTCAAGGGCCGACCGAATGGCGTGTCCCGACTTCTTTGCGTCCTTCTCACTCTGGCTGATGATGAGGGCCTTGCGGTTGTTGTCGCGGAAGACCTCATGCAGCGAGTTGACGATGGTGATGCCGGTTGACTTGCCGCCACCACGGAACATCAGGCCGCAACAACAGTTGCTCAACGTCCCATTGCATCTTTGATCTTGGCGATAAGCGGACCAGCCATGTCGTCGTCTTCGACGGGCTTGCTTGCTGGCAGTTCGCCAGCCTTCTTCTGCACGTTGGCAAGTTGCGCAAGGATGGTGTTCCCCGCGTCCAGCGTGATTTCGTTGTTCTTGAGGTGCGAGGCCATGACCTCGAAATACTTCGCGTCAGCCGTCACCTTGACCGTGCCGCCTTGACCGTCAGGCACGACGCGACCATTCTCAAGAATGTCCATGAGTGCGCGGTGAAAGCCGTTGAGTAGTTGCGTGCCGTTGTAGTTGCGGGGTGCTTGGTCATTCATCGTTCACGCTCCGGCAGAACGTCCTTGGCGATGTAGTTCATGGCATCACGCACGCCAAAGACGTTGGGGACAAAGGCAGCGTTGATGCCCGTGCGGACGTGCTGAGAGGTAAAGTCGAGTTCACTGTCAAAGGGCGTGCGGAACGCCTCGACCGTGCCGATGGCGTTCTTGGCCCAGTCCAGTGTGGGGTTGCCGGTCAGAATGGCGATAGCACCGTTGTCGGCACCCAGCCCACTGACGCGGTTGACAGAGAACGGGGCTTTGTAACCGGCAGAAGCAGCGGCGAAGTCCACGCCCATCGGGAGCAAACTGGACCACGTAGCGCGGCCAAAGCCTGCCAGAGCGAGGTTGCGAGTGCTGAATCGTTCCTCTGCGACCTTGTTTGGGTCGCCACCAAAGAGTGCAGCTGTCGAGACAGCGAAGCCGCCCATGATGATTGCCTGCATCACGCCAAGGGCACTGCTAATAGCCATGCGGCTGAAAGCCAGCCCAGCGTCACCGCGGGCCATTGTGTCCGCGTGGAAGGCAAGTTGCGTCTCAGCTGCACGCAGACCGAACTTGCGGAACTGGAGCAGCAATCGGCCCCACATCGTGTCGGCCCACATCGGCAGCGAAGTCGGGTCGGTGATGTTCATCGCACGACGGACGTTCCGCTTGATTGCTTGGTCGTAGACGACGCGGGCTTCAAGGTCCGTCCATTCCTGCGTGTTGGGATACCAAGCCTCGCCTGTTTCATCCACGCGAAGCGCGTGCTTCTTAATCTGATTGGACACACGCTTCCATTCGGCTTGGTCCATGCCAAGTTCGCGGAGTTGTGCAGCCGTGGGCACCTTGTCGTTGACGGCCATCTTCACTGTCGCGTCGATGTATCCCGCGCCCGCGACAAGCTCACCAACGTCCTGCGTCCACCGCTGGGCTGAGAACGTCGCACCGAACTGTGCGCCACGTGCCGACACGTCTTGCAGCTTGGCAAGCAGTTGGTCAATCTTGGCGTTGCTGTCAGCAACCTGCCGGATAGGGCCACTGTTGAACGCCGATGTGCCGATGCCCAAATCCTGCGTGAGATACGCGAGCAGGTGCAGGCCCTCAACGTCGCCCTTCTTGGCGCGGTTGAGCATGTTCACAAGCTCGGGAATCTGCGCGAGGATGCTGGTATGCCCAAACTCAGCCGTGGCACGGATGATGTCAGTGGCGTTCACCGCACCCATCGTCGGCGTGGACAGCAGACGCATGTACTGCGCGTTGATGTTTGCTTGTGCCAGTGCCATTGCCCGGCGTGATGACAGGCTCTTGGCTTCCATCGTGGGAATGCCCATCATCTTCTTCGCAGCCCACTCGATGCGTTGCACGTTGGCTGAGTCACGCACGCCGTTTTCGGCGTAGACCTCGTTGATGCGGGCAACCATCTCTTGCAGGTTGCCAAAGCCTTCGCGACCAGTGCGGGCAGACCACACGCGCGAGACTTCCGCCATAGCAGCCGCACCAATCAGGTTGCTGGCTTCGCTGGCGAACAGGCGGCGAGGGTCGTTGTCAAGCCGGTCCTCGATGCTGTAGGTCGTGCCGTCAGCAAACGTGTGGACGTAGGTTTCGTCCAGCGGGGCGCGGGTGCGAAGCGACGTGGTTGCCGCTTGCTCGTCGTCAGCAAGCACGCGGGCCGCAAGGCTCTTGACTTCTTCGGGTGTAGCGTCCGGGAAGACTTCACGCACGAGGCGGCGGAACTCGTCACGCGACATGCCTACACCGCCAATGGCGTTGTTGAGGTCGTTCTGCGTGCCACCATTCTCGATGATTCGCTTGGCGATGAGGTTGGCGAGTTTGCGACCACGCTGGGGATTGGCCTTCTGTGCATCCGTCAAGTCAAGGTCGCGATAGACGGCTTCCGTCCACGCTTCCTCAAGACGGTTGCGCCACTCGCTGCCGTAGCGAGCTTTGAAGTCCACAATGTCTTGGTCGATGATGGGGCGGTTGTACGAGCGGGGCACGCGGTAGGGCTTGGCCTTGGTAGCCTCTGCCACTTCCTTCGCGCGCGGTACGTTGTGGGCCACGGCGTAGTCAAGCAGGTCGCGGTAGGACTTATTGACGGACTCGGCAGCCTCACGCAGAATCTTCGTCTTCGGCGAGTTGTCGATTGCGCCACGGCTAAAGCGGCGAATCTCCTTGACGACGGCCTCACCGAACTGCACGAAGGACACAGGCTTCTCGCCATCGGCGTTTGCCTGCTTTACGTATGCGTCGTACTTGGTCGTCAGCGTGACTTCGTGCGGGGTCGTGTACGCGCGAACCGCGTCTTCAACTTGTGACACCGCACCGTACTGGGCGTACCCGTCAGCCTTCGGCACCACGTCGGTGTTGAGCATGTTGCCCAGCAGACGCACTTCCGCAACGTCCTCACGACCAACCATAGCGGCGTTGCTGAATCGCATCGCACCAAGGTCCACGTTCTTGAGCGGACCAGCACGCATGAATGCGGGCAGGGGGATGTTCGAGATGCGAGAGTCGGTGATGTTGTGCAGGTAGATGCCTGCGTTCACGTCCTTGTTGGCGAACAGCGGGTTGCCGCCTGGCTGCTGGGCAGTGCCGGGGGACGTGCTACCCGGACGCATTGCCTGGGTCGTTGCTGCGTCGAGGAAAGCCTTTGGCGGAAGCGGCATGGTTGCCTCTTTGTCGCCGTATCGGAGTTCAACAAACGGGTCAAATCGAATCTCAACCGGCTTGTCGCTTGTGCCGCCCTTTCGCTTCTTGGCAAACGCTTTGATCCTGTCGCGAACCTTGATTCCATGCTCACGAACAGTTTGCTCGTCCGCACCTGTGACTTCCATAAGCCACTTGGCGTAGTCTGCATCACGCTTGCTCGGGTTCTTTTGAGCAAGGATGTAGCCCGCACGGTCGATGTCGCTGGCAAAGTTGATCGTGAATTTGTTCTCACCAACTGAGTAGCGCGGCGCAGCCTTTGACAGCTCTTCCGGTAGCTTTGGTAGCGTCGCGGTGTCAATGACAACCTTTTGGCGTGTAGCTGGCTGTGTTGGTGATTGCGATGTTGCTGTAGTCGTCGGGGCGGCAGCCGGTACGGTGGTAGGCTGCGAGGTCGATGTGGCCGCTGGTTGTGAATCCACTGCCGGTGCAACTACAACCGGACGCTCGGTGACAACACGCGGCTGGATGACGGGTGTTTCGTACACGCCGGTGAGTCCAACGACGGTTTCATCAAAGTCCTTTACAGCCTTCTCGCCTGTCACGCCGCCGTAGACCTTGAGGCCCTTGTCGGTGAGTGGCGTGCCAGCAGCCGTGGCAATGGCAACGTCAGCCCGTTGCACCATTCGCTGTCCGACCTCTTGCATAGCCGTGTCGATAGTGGTCGCGCGCGGCAAAGCAGCGAACGTGCCGGGAATGAGCGACGACAACGCGAACGACGCAAACACTGCGCCGTCTTCCGCGTCGCTATCCATCGCAGTGAACGTACCGGCAGTGATGCCCGTGGCCGCACCGACAGTGCCGAAGCGACGCAGGCGGCTGGCATCGGCCAGAGCAGAAGCACTGCCGCCAAACACAAAGTCAGACGCGATGTTGCCAGCAATCTCGTAACCGCTGATGCGTGAGTCTTCGCTTGCACGCAGAGCCTCACCAGCGGCGGTGGGCACGGCGTTGATGAGTCCGGCGCGTGCGGCCATGCCCATACGTGAAGCAAAGAAGCCAGCACGACCAGCCGTGGCAGCAGTGCCGAATCCGCCCGTGGCAAGCATTGCCCCGATGCTCACGGGGTCGAGAATCTGTGCGCCGACGTTTGCGGCAGCACCGCCCCAACCAGCACCTTCCAGGCGACGACGGCGTTCCGTCTTTGCTCGCAGTTCCGATGTGAGCAACGCGAGTTCAAACTCACTGTTGGCGTTCGGCAGAGCATCCCAAAGGTCAGGGTCGATGCCCTGTGTAGATTGCTCCAGACGCTCGCGAGTCCACTGCAAAGGCTCGCCATTGGCAGTCGGGTCGAACATGCCATACGCGAACTTGCGAGCCTTGGCAGCAAGGGCACCTGTGGGGCCACTTTCCAGCAGCGCAGACGACAACACGTTGGTGTCGAACGCGGTCAGTAGCGACGCTACGCCGCCATCTTCCTGCGCGCCGACAGACTGAATCGACGTGATTGCTTGAGGCTGTGCTGTCGATTCAAACGGCTGGATGTTGGATATGCGGCTCATGGAATCGTGAATGCACCGAAGTTCTGGCGAGCGTCGCGGATGGGTTGAATGATGGGGCCGAAGATGCTTTCAAGGCTGTTGCGTGCGGTTTCGGGGTCAAAACCCTTGGTCAAATCGTTACCGCGAGCGTTGCGGCGTTGCTGTGATTCCCAGCCGTTAACACGCAGGTCGTAAGCAAACTTCTTGATCTGGTCGCGTGTCATGGGCGGCAAAGGTCCATTGCCAGTGTTGACGATGGCACCGATGTTCCGCATGTCGTGGAAGGTGAACGTGCCGTTGCGTGCGTTGTACTGAATCTCAATGTCGGATGCACTGGGTTCTTCGCCGTCAATGGCGTTCACACGGGCGTGGCTTGCGAGAATCTGGTTGACTTGTTCTTCCAGCACTTCGCCGATCTCATACCCGTACATCTCTTTTTGTGCATTGGGCACACGGACGTAGTTGCCGTGGTAGCGAACCGCATCTCGCTGAATGATTGCAGATGCACGCTTGATGGCTTCTTCCGAATTGCCCGTGCTACGCACAAACACGCGGGCGAGGGCAGTAATGTCCTGCCGCATCGTCTGGATGTTGTTGTCGAAGTTGCGACCGAACCACGGCGTTGCAATGCTGCCAGCCTGCTCGTCCAGCGTCTTGAGTTCGTCAGACGTGAGCGGGCGTGGGTTGCGGGTGAAGATGCGGTTGGCTTCCGTGACAGCACGCACGGGGTCGCGGCCAACGTCAGCTTGCATAAGCAGACTGGCCGTTTCCAGCAACGCAAGGCGGTCGTCACTCAAGCCCATCACGGTTGATGCCGACGTGCCGAGTGACTGGTACGTCGTCAGTGTTTCGGCAAACTGCCGCGCGACGGCTTGATAGTTGGGGTCGTCGGGAAACTCAAGGATGGCACGTTTGGCAAGTACAGACTCGGTGTTGCGGGCGATCTGGTAGACGGGGTAGCCGTTGGCAACCGCGCGCTCGGCAGTCAGTTGCAGTGCTTCTGTGGTAGTGCGACCAGCCTGAATATACCCGGCAATCTCCTCGTTCTGGATCTGCTCCACAAGTTCCTGCGGTGTGGCTCGCACCTCAACCTCAACATCCTTGTCGCCGATGCGGACGGCGTTACGAAGGACACGGGCCTCGGTGTCGTAAGGCATGGCTGCCGATGCATAGGCGGTGCGAGCGGCTGTCAGCATCTCGCCTTGCAGCGATTGCGTCATCACCTGCTTGGCTTGCAGTTCTGCCTTCGCCAGAGCAGACCGCTCTTGCTGTTCCACTTCCGTGTACAGGGCGTTGAGGCGAGTAGGTCGCACAAGTCCAGTGTCACGCACTGCGTCAAGCGATTCGCGGATAAACGACGTGGGGGCACCCTGCTGGTAGAACTCGGTTACACGGGCAACGTCGCCAACCTCAGCAGCAGCTTTGGCAGGATTGATGTAAGCGCGCGTGAACAACTCTGCGTCCGTAGCAAACGGACCCTTCGAGCGAAGCAGCGAGATTGATTGCAATGCTTCTTGTGCCGAAACGTCGGGGTTGGTGTTGTAGAAACCAATCTCATCCGCACTTCGCAGTTGGTCGTTCTTGCGAACTTCCGTCCGCTTGGGCGCAATCGCCGTTGCAAACTGCGGAACAAACTTGCGAACAAGCTGCGAGCGTACATTCTCGGGCACGCCCTCTGGGATGTAGCCGTTGACGATGGGAACAAGTTCTTGTTCAAGTTGCGCGTCGGGTACGTCCGACAGCAGGGCAGCCATCTGCTGCGTTGGCTGGGCGGCACCCGCCTGCTCTTGAAACAACTGCACTTGCACCGCAAGTGTCTGCTCGCCAGCACCAAGAAACTCCTTCTCGGCAAGTTCGCGAGCATCCTTCTGCGCCTTCTCGTAATCCTGCCGCTGCTGCTCATTGAAAGCCGCGATTTCCCTTGCCCGCTGACCCTCACGGAAGCGACGCAACTCCGCATCGCGTCCAAGGTCGCTGACGATGCCAGCCGCACCCGAGATGATCTGTGCGAGGCTCTGCGTCACGGGTGACACCGAATCGACTGCACCAANNGCACCGCTGTCATCGCACGCGGGTCTGAGGGAAGTTGGCTCATTGTGAGAGTTGGTCAATGCCGGTGCCAAGGGCACTACCGGCTTGGAAGCCTTGCAGCCCGCCCATGATGGCGTCCAGTGCGGCAAACCGCTGCTGGTTGCGGAGTTGTGCAATCTGCTGGTCAAACTGCGCACGACGCTGACGCAAGCGCGTGCGTTCGTTGATGTTGATGATTTGCTGGTCCGTTGATGCGTTGACGGCGTTGGTGATGAGCAGGTCGTCAATACTGCCACTGGACGGCAAGCCGCGTTCGGCAGCGGATGCCAGCGTGCCGCCAGCAATCGCACGGAAGCGTTTGGTGGCTTGCAGACGCTCGACAGTCGAAGCGTCCACGATGTTCTGGTAGTCGATGCCAGCGGCGTTGGCAGCGTTGTTGGCGGTGCGACGTAGGGCTTGGTTGGTGCCAACGGCACCAATGAGGGCGAGGCCCGCACCAACACCTGCACCGATAGGTCCAAGCGTGCTGGCAAAGCTTGCAGGTGCGGCAGCCGCCGCACCAAAGCCCATGCTGGCCGATGCCGCTGACTGCCCGGCCATGATGCTCAGTGTCGAGAACTGGCTCATTGCGTGGCACTCCCGCGAATACTGCTCGGCATGGTCGTGAACTCAACAGCCTGGATGCTGACGGGGTACGCGCTACCGCTGCTCAGGAACACCTTGCAGTCGCCAGCGGGACCGATCTGGTAGACGCGCCACGTCCGCTCTGTTGCGAGATACCCGCTCGGGTCAGCAAACGATTGCGTCAACTCGCGGTTCACGTACTTGCGACGCACAGTGAAGTCGCCGTTGCGACGGGTACGGATGCCCATGCTGGCGATGACAGGCCGCGAAGTCAGCGACGCAAGCCCGCCCGTGTAGCGAACGAACGGCTCACTCAGCGTGATGTCAAGGTTGTACGAACGGCCAAGCGTCAGGGCACTTGCCGAGTAGTTGCCGGCCGCACTGACAGTCGTGCCGCCACCACCGCTGGTCACGGCCAAAGCTGCGCCTGTTGACAGGATGACGGAGTTGATGGTCGCGTCCGTGAAGGTTGTTCCATACTGATCTCCGAGCGTCCACGTCGTCGTGCCTGCGGAGTGAACACCCAGCAGGGACACACGGCGGTCAAGTCGCACGGGCAAC